ACAGAATGTAAATTACGGTGGCGTACTACCAACGACTGGAGATATTCTTCTCAAAGGATCGGAAATTGGAAAATCTGGATCTCTTGGGTGGATTAATGCTAACTTCTATCAAGTAATTGCTAGAGATGACATCTTTACAATTACATTTGATGGTAGTAATGTAGTCAAACTAACATTCAAGAGTTCTTCAACTGGGTTGAATCTTTCAAACTCACAGATAGGTATTAATTCTGGATCACAAATTAGAGTCAAAAATTTCTACATAGATCCAAGATTAAATCTTACTTGGGTTGTATATAATAAACCTGGAGATGCATTCTCATTAAGCAACAATTATGTTCATTTCCAAGTTGTTGATCAAATTCCTGCCGCTACACTGCCTTGGATAGATGTTTGGAATGGAGGTTCTGTAGCAGCTAAACCAACTATTGAATTCTCTAATTCAAGTTGGAAGGAAGTTGGAGTTCTTGGAGCAGAAGTTATTAGAACAGAAACCGAATCTATCGGTAATTATAAGATAGGTATCAACACGGTTGCACGTTCACCGCATGATGCATATAAGAATTCATTTGTTGATTATGCTACAACTGATCCTCGTGCTAACCTTGATGTTGTTGGTAAAGCATACATTAGTGGTAAAACGTTACTTACTATACCAAATAACTATCTTGCTAATGCAAACCCAACAAATAGAACATTTAATGCAGTTTCTGATGCATTTGTAGTTGGAGGAGACAGTCTTGCCCCAACAAACTATAGCACTCTCAGAGTTGATACAAATACTGTTGCTATTACTGAAGCTTCACGAGGCAATAACCTTGGAAGAGTTGGTATCAACACAGATCAAACAGTTACTAATAAGCAACTCAACAGAGCACTTGTTGTAGTTGGTGATTCTAGATTTACTGAAGATGCTAGATTCCAAAGAGATATTGAAGTTTATACTGATGGTGGAACTGATACCGCTGAAATAAGAACTGGTGTTACAACTGGTAGTTTCAATCTACTTAATGGTTCTACAACTACTCAGTTTACTGGTCAATTATCGATGACTGGTGCTGTCCTAAACAAAACAAATTCTAAAGGACTTAGATTAGGTAATAATCTTGTTTATATTGAAATCGGTGACACATGTATCGATGATCAGTTTGTCTTTATCGGTAACAGTTCATTACATAGCAATATTCTCATTGGTGTTACACCAGATGCTCGTCAAAGTGATAATGCTTTGACAATTAGTAAGATTGAAATTGGCGGTGCTTATAAAAACAACGAATCACAATCATTTACTAGAATAAAAACCAAGTCATTCAAAGTTGATGGTGACTTCCAACTAGGTTCAAGAAGAACAATCACTGATTCTGTTCGTCTTTCTACAACTGCTGGAATTGTTAGTTTCTTCTCTGATTCTGGATCTGCTTCAAAAATCGATTTTGGTCTAAATGCTTCTGAAATTAATATTGCTGGTCAGGGTGGTAAAACAACAATCAATAACCAACTAGAAGTTATTGCTTCTGCCAAGTTTAATGGTGATGTGGTAATGTGTGGAGGAGTTGCTGCATTCTCGTTCTCTGGATCTAGAGGACAATTAGGATCAGCAATTGTTGCTCACGATGATGGAATTCTTAATAGTACAACATTCAACAAAAACATTGATATCCTTAATGTTTTTGTTAAAACTACTACTCAAGAAGGATATAATGAAGTTGATACTGAAGGTCAAGGAGCATGGGGTGGAATTAATTTCCAAGCTGCAAGACCAAACCTTGGTGGAACACCTGTCATAGAACCACAAGATCTTCCAGCACTAACTGGAAATCAATATTATCTACCTCTACAATTTGCTCCAGTAAAAAATAACGGAGATCCATATTTTGTAGAAAATGATTATATTCTTATCAATAGTGCTGTTGCTGGATCTGGTGCTACGGCAACCCATCCAGAAATTGTACAAGTTTTGGAACTTACAAGAACAAGTGTTGCTCCATACTATATCAAGGTAAAACGTCAACCATTAGGAACATATACTACCATTAAAACAAATCACGCTGACAATACACCACTTTATAAGGTAAATGTTCAGTTTGACGCTACATGGACAGAACAAGCACTTGATAATACTGGACCTACAGATAATGTATATCTTGCTGAATTTGGTGGATCCTTGACTAATAATGATTATGTAATTATTGATAGAGAAGACACTAATAATGATGGTATATTTGATAAAGGCGAAGTAATCAAGGTTATTGCACCATTACAACAATTAATTCAGAAGTTTAGGATTTCTAGTGATTGTTCCAGTGATGCAAATGATGTATTCGTTGTCAATTCTGTAACTGGTGAAGTTCAAATTGGTAATCCAAATGTTCCTGGTTCTCAATTAACACTCAATTCTACTTTGAAACTTGATGGTGGTTGTGGAACTTTGAGTGAAGTTCAATTTACTGCTTCTGCTTTCTCTGCTGCAAACAATAAAACTTTATCAAATGTTGTTATTACAACTCCTGGGAAAACAATCAACGATATAAGAATTGGTGATTACATCCTTGTTCTCACTAACGAATCTCCCATAGAACTTGATAAAGATGCAAAAGTTGTCGGTATTAATTCAACAACTGCAGAAATCTATTTGGATCGTCCAGTTTTAGGTTCTCAAGCTGTAAGTGCTACTTTTGTAGCTGAAAGAAATGAAAAACTAACAATAACAAATGGGAAAGGAGTCACAACATTTGAAATTGATACGTGTACTGGTACTACACATATTGGATCTCACTTTGGTCGTGTTGAAATTGAATATGCTTTATCTGGTAATAATACATCTCTAAACACAACTTCTTCTCTTGTTACTGCATTTAATACTGGGGTTATTACAAGAGCATATGGATATTGGTTTGATCCACAAATTGCCGATGCAAATGGTCCAAATACTACAATTAGAGCAGCAGTAACTGGATCTAGCGGTTTAATTCAAGTTCCTGTTCAAAGTCTTGGATCTGGAAGTGGTAAATTTGCTGTAGATGATTTAGTTTTTATTGGAACTACGGCAGCAGCAACTACTGGAATTGGAAGTTTCATAATCGGTAAAATTACTCAAGTTATTACTGATGTCACAAATCCAACAATCGTTGTTGGTTCGCCAGGAGATGGAATTGATACAAGTGTTCCTTTTACAACTGGAGCAGGTGCCGCTATTGCTACGGGCGCTGTTGTAAGAAGAGTTATCAAGCATAAAGAGTTTTCAGATATTGTTGATGTCAAGATGAGGACCAGGGTTAGTTCTGGTTCTTCCACACAATATTGTTCTATTATCCTTAATAAAGGATATGTTGTACAACAAAAACTAGATTACCTAGGATGGATTGCTCTCGCTGATAATAGTGGAGCACAAATGTGGGCTGCTGTAAAAGGAAGATTGCAGGGAGTCGTTCATAAAACAACTATGAACGAACAAAGAACTGATGGATCTATCCCATACAGAAGTGGCAAACTTGATATTGCTGAAAATGTCAGAATGATTGGCGGAAGTTTTGAAATTTTCGACTCTGTAAATCAAACTAGACTATTTGGATTTGTAAATGATGATGGACATGCTGATCACCAAGGACTACTTGTTTGGGATGCAGGAGTAATTGGTCGTGGTGACCTCTACTTATTCAGTGGGCAAGATCCAGAAAACTCAATAACTGATCCATATTCTTATGTTCCTTCATTCTCTGTAGATAATCTTGGAAATGTAACTGCAAGAAGAACTCTTACAGTAACTGGTATTCCTGCTGCAGCTCCATCAACAACGTTAGAACTATTCTCAGTAGAAAATCTTGGATCAAATGGATCTAAACAATTCTCTGTAAAACAAGATAATTCTATTGACAGTTTCGGTTATACTAATTTCTATACTTCTTCTGGAGCAAGACATACTCGCTATATTTCTGCCTCTTCTCCTGAAGCTGATCTAATTCTGAAACCAAATATTGTTTACATGGTAAATGTACAAGCATCACAAACTCTTGTACTTACTTTACCATCAGGAGTTACTGGTGATGTAATTAGAATTATTGAAGTTGGTGGACAACTAAATTACAATACTTCGTTAGTTCTAAGAACTGCTGAAACCTCTGGAGTTCGTATTCAGGGAGATGCTACTGGAACTTTACTTGGTGGCAGACTAACAGCATATCCATCTGGTGAACTTGTAGTTCAAACACCAAACGCTGCTTTTGGTCTCATATATCTTGGAAGTTCTGATAGTAACGGACAAGTAGGTATCCCAACTGCAGTTCAAGGTTGGTGGCTAATGGAGGTTTGATTTATGGCAAGTTATAACAGGATAAGAGCATCTAAATCTGTTCCGATTGGAACAATTATGCCTTGGACTGGTTCTTCTTCAGTTACTACTTTGATTGACTCTGGTATACCAACTGGATGGTTAATTTGTAGAGGACAAACGTTGAGAGCAATTGATTATCCATTACTTGCTCGCTTGCTTGGCAATACTTATGGTCCTTTTCCAGAACCAGGGGGACAATTTATTGGAATTACTAATAACTATCCTTCATATGATGAAAATGATTTATTTAATCTTCCAAATTTAAATAATTTATCTATGGTTGATTTAGAAGGATCAAGATTGAATGCTAGTGATTTAGCAAAAGTAGGAACTTATATAACAGCAAATGGAGCAGATGCCTCTCCCCTAACAAATATTGTTTCTTACGTTGATGTTAATTTTTCAATTCAATCTGATTCAGCGTTAGCTGGAAAAATAACTGGTATTACTCTTCAAGATCCAGCATATTTTGATACTATGAGGACTATGCCAAGAAAACTTGGTGTTGATCACACTCCTGGACATTCACATGCTCAACCTGCAGGTGGATCTGCAAACTCATATCCTTCTACCAGTGTTGGTGGTGGATATGTTGCCATGTTTGAAGCTGGAAACTTCGATACTCAAGGTACAGAGTATACTACTGTTAGTTCAAAAGGTGTTAATCCACAAGAAGCTCAAGCTGATAGATTTAATCCTGGAACAGCAAATCTTACATGGTATGATGAAGCGGGTCAAAGTCTTCCAACGATGGATCAATTTCGTGATTTTACAGGTGCCTCTGGAGTTTTACCAGTAATTCCTGGAGCTGCAAGAAACATTCCGAGTTATGGGAATACGCGAGATTATGCAGATCCTAATACATGCATTGTTAATGTACAGCAACCAGCACTTACAGTACCATTTCCTCCTGCTGGTATTTACCAAGGACTTAAGAATTACTATGATTCTACTGATGTTCCTGCTGAACCTGCAAGTAGAAGAGGTCAAACTGCCGCGAAACCATTTCCAGTCACTTTGAACCATAATGCTGATAAATGGAACTCGGAATCTCTAGCATCTCATAATCATTTTACTGTTGATATTTCGATGAATAGGGGTCAAATGCGTCTTCCTGGCACTATCCTCATAAATAATATGACAACTGGAACTATTTCCCCAGTTAGTGTTGATAAAGCTTTATCAATTCAGGTCAATCCAAATACTCCTTCTCTTACCACTCTAGTTATAATGAGGGCATTTTAATGGCGGTATTTTATAACAGAGAAAAATCTAAAGTAGGAACATTAACTGGAACTATAATTAATTGGTCAAAACAATTAACATCTAATGATCCATCAGATCCAATATCAATAGCAGATCTTCCTGCTGGTTATCTGCGTTGCGATGGTTCTATTCTTTCTGCTGAAGTATATCCACAATTAGCAGAAATTTTAGGAACTGGTGCTGAATCAAGATATAGAAAACCAAATCAAACTTTACGAAATAATCAATTTCAACTTCCAGATTTTGGATCTAAAAAACTTAGAGCATCTAGCGGATCAAATCTTGGAGATTTTATTGATCTTTATCTTTTAGATGATAATGATAACGAGATAACTAAATCTGGAATTGGATTAGAAGTTCAAAGTAACATTGGAACTACATATGAAATCCAATATCAAGGAAATTTTTTCCTGCCAGGACAGACAATAGGAATTACAGGAGAACCAGGATTTACAAGATCAACTGGTAATTATACAGAAATAAGTGATGTTCTTGTAAATGCATTTTTACCTCATGCCCACTTTCATGATGGTACTAGAACAAGAATAGCTTCTCCATCTGGAAATGAATTTTCACCATTTGGAAGAAATTCTTATACAACTAGATCTACACTATGTGTAGTAAATTGGGCAAATGCCACTGAGCAACAATTATGTTTATATCAAGCAACAAAATTTCATGTTGGTTCAAAAGGATTAATACAGTATCAGTCGAATGGATTTTGTGAAAACGTTGTTTGGGGTGGTTGTTTTACTGGTTGTAGTTTTTTATCATCATATGAATGCTTGATTCCTCAAGGATACACATGTGCTTTCCCAATGTTTAGTGGGGAGATGGGAGGTTGTCAGAACGCAGCCAGCACCCGTAATGTCAATACTTGTGGACAGATTACTTACTCTGGACCGTTCTCTCAAAGATGCACCTCAATTTCAATAACTGGATGTAATATTGGCGGATTTAATGGTCAGAATATACCAGGAACTGTTAATCTAACTCCAAATTATGATTTTCTAAATGTTCCATTTGATGCAAATATTGATAGTGATAGAGATACATATGCTGCTGTAAACAACACAACTAATCAAACAACTGCTTTTGGTAATAATGGATCACATCGTCATTTTATAAACTTTGTTGCTCAACCACATACATATGTTGTAAATACTAGACCAACATTTATACCTGCTGCTCCATTAGTCTCAACAATTTCTGTAATTGTAAATACAGAAAATAAAGCAGATCAGTTTATCCAACCTTATATCGTTCAAGAATTTCTAATCAAATATTAAATGACTGTCTCATATAGAAATAAACTATCTAATTACATGAGTGATGCCAAGGGACACCATGCTCCTGTTGGATCTATTGTCACGTCTTTAGTAGATGTAAATTCTAATAATGGTGTTCGATCTCCAGAATACTCTTATAAAAATTATCTATACTGCGATGGAAGAACACTTAATATTAGAGATTATCCTCAATTATATTCTTGTGTAAGAAATACATATGGTGGAAGTGCTTCAGTAACAAGAACACAAACATCAAATCCTGGTGGAGTAAGAAGAAGTTACTGGGTAAATAATAAATTATTTTTAAATTTATATGCTGATCCTACGGTAAACTCTCTTACAAAATTTCCATATCCAGTGGGAACATCATTTAGGATGACAGCACTTGGATCTTTTCCATCCAGTGTATTTACACTTAATCAATTTTATACTTTAAAATTACCAACAGAAAATGTTACTGCATTTGTGCCTACAGATGGATCAGCTTATCCATATGAAGTAGAATTTCCATCAACAATCAATCCAGCAACTTTAAATCAAACAGCCTCTACAATAGATTTTACCACAGCAGGTACAACACATCCTACAATAATATTTGCAAAAGCTTTTACACTTATAGATTATCCATATAATATCGGAACTTTTAAATTACCAGATTATAGAGACCGTGTTATAGTTGGATATGGATCTGTGGACGGATTGGGATCACCAACAGTTGAAAATGCCCTAATTAATACTGTTGGTCAAACTGGTGGTAAGTGGTTTATTAGTAAAAATAGTCTTCTTGATGGAGGAGTATTTTTCACAGTTGGAAACGTAAAAACCAGAGGATACTCAACAATTACTTCTGATATAACTAGTTTTTTGACAGGAAATGCTCAATTTACATTTGGACCTCTTGATGACTATATTTTTGCTAGACCAGTAGAACATTTTCACAATATTCTGTCTAGTGAACCAAACGAATCATTTACTGTTGAATTTTCTGGAAATCCTACCGATCAATACGCTGTAGCTTATAGTAGATCTAGAGCTAATATTATTCCATTTGAACCATCAAATACTGGGGGTATTCCATATGGACATTCTCATGGATTATCTGGGTTTGCGTTGAATGATCCAAAACTTGCAACTATTGGTAATACAGATGGTATTGGAGAGAAAGATACTAGTGGAGCATATAGAGTAACATCTTCTCCAGCAATTACAGTTACAACAATTACATATGATGCTCCTAATAATGTTTGTATTGTTACAACTGCCAGTCCTCATGGATTTTCTGCTAATAACTATGTAACTGTTTCTGGAGCAACTCAAGCACAATATAATGGAAGCTTCATGGTATTATCTTCTGGATTATTAGCATCATCATTTAGATATACTCCAGCTACAGCACCAACTTCTTCTCCAGCAACTGGAACTATTATAGTAAGATTAGCAAATGGCACATTTACTGAACAGCCAGTAACACCAGCTCCTATTCATTACGTTGTTGATGCTCCTACTGTAATTGGCGGAAAAGAACAAACATTTGAAATTCCAGGAACAGGAGTAGTTTTTAGTTCTACAAATCGTAATACTCCTGGAACAATAAACACTAATCCAGTTAGTCCCACAAATGGAGTATTGAGACGTATTGAAATTAATATGATTGCTCCTGGAGGTGGCGGTGGTAGTGGTAATGCTGATGGCGGAACTGGAGGATCTGCTTTTGCAACATTCAATATTGATGGAACCGAATATACAATTTATGCTTATGGTGGAAGTGGTGGTAGGTCTGGTAACTCTGGAGGAACTAGAGGTAATGGTGGAACGTTTTTAGTTCCTACTGCTCTAATTAATTTAGGTGCAGATGTTATTGAGTTTGCTGGAACTAATGGATTACCTGGACAAAATGGTAGTAGTACAGGAAGTGATAGTGCAAGTGCTGCTGGCGGCGGCGTTGCAACTGTTTCTGGAACAGGTGGAATTGGTCGTTCTTCATCATTTACTGTGGATGTTGGTGGAGCTCCACAAATGTATACATCTGATGGTGTTTGGAATATTCCAGCAGCACCACCAGGAACTGTGTCAACTACTGTTATTGTAAAAGTTCAAGGCGGTGGTGGTGGAAATGGAAATCCAAATGCTAATTCTGGATGCCAAGGAACAGCAGCTATTGGCGGTGGTGGTAATGATGGAGGACTGGTTACTGCCACTCTTACTCTCATACCATCTAGTCTAAGTTTTGTTATTGGTCAACCTGGAGGAACAGGATTTAATAATAGGGATGGAAATATACAAGGTACTGGTTATGAATCTGGTCCATCATCAGGCGGTGGCGGCGGCGGCAGAGGCGGTAATGGTGGTACAGGTGCTTGGGGAAATGGTGCAACTGCTGGTGCTGGCGGCGGCGCTACTGGTGTTTATTATAATCAAGCCAACCTAATTATAGGTGCAGGCGGTGGCGGCGGTGGCGGCGGCAGCGGCGGTGGATATAATGGTGGTGGAACAACTGATGGGTGCTATGCTGGTGGTGGTGCAGGACAAGCAGCTACTAATTTAGTTGCAGTAGGTTCTGCTCTAGATTTTGTAAATGGATCTACTGGAACACAAGGTGGTTGTACTGCAGGCGGTGGTGGTGGTGGAGGTGCTGGAGTCGGACCACAAGGTGGCGGCGGTGGTGGAACTGGCGGTCAAGCTGGAGTTGGACATAATGGAAATGGTGGAGGAACTGGAGGCAATAGAGGAAATTCAGCTTATCGCACCGATTATTGTACTGCTACTGGTGGCGGAGGCGGCGGTAGAGGTGCAGGGCAAGGAGGATTTGTTGAAATTACAGTAAATAGACAGGTATTAAATTACACTCCATGCGGCGGCGGCGGTGGTCAAGGAGCATCTTTGAACTTTTCGATTCTCGGTGGTAGAAATATTGCAATAACAGCTGGTCTTCAATCTGCAGGAAGTAATGGTGGCGCCCCATCTACTAGTGGAAATGATGGATTTTTAGAAGGTAGAT